ACCGAGGGCCGCGTTTTTTTTTTGTGGTCCCCCCACGTGCAGTACTACGTGTCCTCATCGTAGTCACACACAAATGGACAGTTGTCAATCATCCAAGGGTTCACGTACATCCTTTTGAAAGCTATAAGTATATTCAATTCATTATTCAGCAATTTGTTAGACAAAATGAGAATTCCCATTAGAACTCCCATGGGTTCAAACAGAGACCGGAGAGGTGGTTCTGGTTCCATATTCCGGTGGAACAACGCATATTCACGGTATTTTGGTCGTAGAGTTGGCACCCGTGTATACGGCATGCCCTTTGGTGGGTCTTCTGTACCTCGTAGACAAGTCAGCAATTCCGTTCGTCGGAACTTGTTTTCCGACCACCAGGACAAAGGGCGTAAAAGAAGAAATTCTATAGAGGAGGTACATGACGGTACAGACTATCTTCTTTGTAACAACACTTCTAAGGTGTCTTATATTAGCTATCCTGCCATGTGCCGTTCTGATTTTAGTAGCAGGGTAGATTCATTTGTGCGAGTGTTAGGGTTCAATGTTTCAGGGTCAGTAGTTGCCCGGCAACAGGAGCGTGTTGATGGTTCGCAGAAAACCGGTATCCACGGCATATTCAGCACAGTGGTCGTCCGTGACAAGAAGCCCTGCGAGTTCTCATCTGTGGATCCTCTCATCCCATTTGCGGAGATATTCGGACATGAGAAGGGAGCATGTTCTACTCTAAGAGTTAGAGATGCACATAGGAGTAGGTTTGTTTTAATCCAGCAGAAGAAGTGCGTTGTAAATACCGCTTTGCCGGTTCATGTATTTAGGTTTGTGTATTCGGTTAGGTTCAATAGATACCCTCTTTGGGTATCGTTCAAGGACACAACTGATGTAGAACCTAGTGGTCTCTACAGCAACGTGTCAAAGAACGCACTTCTTGTTTATTATGTCTGGTTATGCGATTCAAATGTAACTTCCGACATCCATGTAAAATACGACCTTGACTATATTGGATAAATAAAATTATATTTTATTTGATGGGTTTTGCATTCGAAGTTACATTACTGCCTTCCATACACAACTCTACAGTTTTTTTGATAATGTTAATTACATCGTCGTTAATCTTGTTGTTATTCACAACAACTTCGGAGGCGGACGGTCCCGGGTCTAGAGTCTGGTCTTGCAGCCTGTGTAGTCCTCTGTATGGAAGATCGTCTTGATCTTCATTCCCAATTGCACTTGCAGAAGCCCATGTCTGCCCAGGAAGAATTGCAGGAGTTGTGTATCTACATGACTGCGACTTCATGTTGTTCAGTCCTTGGACAGGTTTCCTGGAAACCTGAGAATGGGGCACTGTCCAGAAATCAATGTTGGTCATGTTAAATGCCTTGGACAATATTTCAATCTTGGGTGATTTGAACTGGATTTCTGTGGATTGTTTAGCCGAAGACATCTTCAGCTTGCCCTGCATCCTACAGAAATGTACCCCGTTGACGACGTTCGTGTCGTCAACCCTGTATAGAACCTTCCAAGGACTAGGGTCTTTCGGGGAAAAATACGAAGAGGAGTAGTAGTGTATATTGCAGTTGCACCCAATTGGAATTGTGAACTCAGCCTGTTTCGAGTCACCTTCGTGCAGTCGTGTGTCGTGCATCTCTATTATGACGTGTCCAGTTGCATTTACAGGAACCTGGTTCCTGTATTCAAGAATGACATGGTCAATCCTCAAACATTTGCCCATGAGTTTGGACAATTTTTGATCAAGAGTCGAAGGGAACAACAATGTCACTTCTGTTCTTTCATTGGACAGTTGAAACTCTGTCCTGTCCGACGTAGAATATGCAAGTGTGTTGTGGTTATTTTCCATATTTCACAGTGCATTCTTAGCTGGAATGCACTGCGTTTTATAATGGGTGTCAGAAAAGCTGCCGCACTGGGTGTCAGAAAAGAAATGGTAGTGGGTGTCAGAAAAGCTGCCACAGCTAGGGACCGCTAAATTTGAATTGTGAAAACCTAACAATTAAGGTTTGAGGCGTGGTTGTTATGCAGCCACGTCATGCATGTACTATGTGGATGACAGCTGTCATCCACTAACGGACAGAGCAATAATTAAAATTGGTAAAGCTGGAAACCCTAAATGGAATTTGACCGCAAATTCCAATTTAATTAATTTGTCAATATAATCTAATTCTGAAAGATGGATTGTTAACATACTCGTTAACACTAACAACCAACTGAATCAATTTATATTAACGGTAACATCGATTAACATACGGGTTAATCGACAAAACAGCAAACAAGTGGAATAACTAACGACTAAACACAACTAATCAGAATCTATTAACAAGAATTAGGCCGCGCAGCGGCAGTGTTCATCCATCTTATCCGAAACTAAACAAGCGGTAAAACAAGCTGGTGTCGTTAACATACCCATTAACAATAAATCAAATAATTAAGGTACTTAATTATTTGTGAAACTAGCTATACCTAACAATGTTGCAGTTTATATCCTAACATATAGACAAATCATATACTTATAATTATTATGAGATTTAATGTCAATGAAATCAGACCAGATTAGATAGCTGTCTAGAGAGAGAAAGTGAATTCTAGAGAGAGAAGCAATTGGAGACAATCCATCTATCGTCCTATATTGGTGTCTGGTGTCTTATTTATATTTGGACACCAAATGGCATTCTTGTAATTCCTATGGAAATTCAAATTCCCAAAGCGGCCCTCGTATAATATT